TCCCAGCCGCTTTTTAATTCCTCATTAATAGCAAAAGCTGTATAGGTTCCTTTCTGAGCGTCGAAGTCATCCAAAAAAAGTTCCGCATTGGCATCAGAAATATTCTTATAGCTCAAAGCAAGTTGCATCCCTGTTCTCTTTGATCCATACAAAATCCTCGTCTCCGAACCTGATTGAGACTTAAAAGTTTTGACAGGATAATTGCCAGGAGAGAAATTTCTAGAGCTTGGAGCAATGGTAGGAAAAGCCATTAGAGGTGATAAGGAATAAACGCACCTGTTTCATCAGTAAATGCGCTAGAAGACCGGAGGTCTCTTGCCATAAGACTAACTAACCCACTATCGCAAGGGTATTCCGAAGCAACAACATCAACAACATTATCTTGACTAAGAGTCAGTTGCTCTACTCGGTAGACATTTTGAGAATTAATGTTTTCAACAATAGAAAATATTGAATTAAAAAACTTAGCTTCTGTTACTTTGCCATCATCAATCTGCATTGTTGCACGTTCGACATCAGAATCTTCATTCAAGGTGTAGTAATAAACTTCATAAGAACCATTAGATATATTTCTAACACTTGTTAATACCCCTGATGCAGATATTGATCCATTATTTGCAGCATTGTAAGGACTACTTTCGGTTGTTACACGGATGAAATCTCCAGGTGCTAAGTCCAATCCATAAGGAGTCGTTTGGAAAGAACAAGTATGCTTAACTCTCTGTCTTAAAGATAGATAATACTTACCTACTAACTGTGCATGTTTCCTGGTAGTACAAAAACCTGTCAAATCAAAAGTTTCAATAGGTTCCGTTCCGTCTCCCCCTGCATGTCTAACTGTTGTTGTTTGTTCAAAAGGAAGTTTATTCTGAGATTCTTCTCTGTATCTAACAATTGCTTTGAATTTTCTACGCTCATCAACATTGATATAATCTAACTTGAAACTATCTTCAAGTATATTTCCACTCGTAAACAACTGTTTTATCTCTACAGCACCATCACTTATTTCACCACTGGAATTAACAGGTACAGCAGGCTTCAAACTGAATTTACCATCAGCAAGAATAAAATCACATAAGAAATTAGTTGCCATTTCTGATATGTAGCCTCGAACATTAACTGGGTCAGCTAACGCTCCATTGAAAAACAACTTATTCGTTCTTAAGAATCTCGAAGTCTCTGCTAACTGGGCTTTGTCTACTAAAGCTTCAGCATCCTGAGCGCTACCTAAAGCCTGTCCAACACCCCCTACTCTGTTCGTTAATAAGTAATAAATTAAATCTGTAAATAAATTACTTGCTTCACTTACGCTGCCATCATCTGGATGTAAATGCTCTACAGAAATACCTTCTTTTAACCATACACGTATTTGATCTAAAGCAGTAAACGATCGGCTTGCTTTTAAGACTAAAGCTGCTGTTGTTGTATTTGTATATTTAGGAAGAGAGGTATTAGATACCATTTCGTTAACATAAACAACCTGATGTTCAGGAGAACCTTCATTTGATTTCTGTACTAAGTTTCCATAAAGACTAATATCACTATATTGACTCTGACCTTCAAATATTCTTGCTTCTGCATCATCTATAATGGTTGTCGTGGATTCACTATCATCATTCATTGCTGATATTCTTAATTTCCAACCATTCTCTTCTTGATCTGCTCTCCAAAAAGGATTTGAAGCACTAGTAGTTTCTTTATAAAAGTCTATTTCATCATTCTCGTCCCAATCTCCCGTAGAAGACACTATATCTATTCCGTCTCTTCTCCATCCTCTATGTCTACCTGTCCAATTAGCCCTTCCTTCAGCGCTAGTTAAATCTATAACTGTTCCGTTAAATTTGACAGTAAGAGTTTTAGCTGGTGAAGCTGCAATATTCGTTTTCCATCCTGTATTTCCACTATTGGTTGAATCCATCGAAGAAGAAGTTGTTAGCGTTATTTGAACTTGTTTTTTGCTATTTAGAGCTTCAGATTCAGCACTGCCAAATATCTCATGCTGGAAGGATTGTCCTTTTCCTCTTATAACATCTTGAATGTAATCGTGCCCTGTGACTCTGACTTCTATTCCTGCATAAGCCAAAGGCCCATTTAATGCTTTCTGTGCCCAGGGATTAGATCCTGCACATGACTTTTGAATCCTAAAGTGATCTCCATTTGTCCAGTCAAGATTATCTGCTGCAGATTCATTTGGATCTGGAACAACACCTTCATTCCTACGGAAAACAGTGTCATCTTCTGCTCCGACTATTGCCCATGCATGCGTCTCTGATTCACCTGCTGAACCTCCAGAAGCCATCCAATGATTGGAAGGCAAAGTGTTCTTTATGGCTTTGATTTTTAATCTGACAGGCTTATTACGTGTTGGGCCCGTTGTTGTGAAATCAAAAGTTCCCTCGATCTCGTTTGGAGAAGAGGCTGTTGCTTGTCCAAAAAGTTCCCAAGTGAAAGCACTTCCTCTTCCTCTGCCATCAACAACACTGCCTTCACTAGAGCCTGTCCCCGTACCGCCCCAGTATCCATCCCACTCGCATTCAGTCATCCTTGCAATATCACTCCATTCTTCGATTCCTATTATTTTGTCTTGATAAACGATTGCACTTGGAGCGCCAATCGTTGTTTCTGTGTATGTATCGATCGTTCTCCCAGCTATGAATTCATCGTTTCTTTGAATAGATACCCTGTCTGTTCTCTCTCCATGCATATCTATAGTGAATCGACCTTCAGAAGTATCAACTTGCTCTGATATAGCGTTAAAACTATCTTTTAAATGCCATATAACAGTATTTTGAGGCTTCTGATAAAGCCCTGCTCCTGCAACTGGAAATACTTGATATTCAAATCTTTTTCTTTCTGGATGTTTTATACTTATTTGATTGTATTGATCGACACTTGAAGATCCTATTATTGCAAATAGTAAGCCGAAATCTATCCACCCTTCCAAATCATCATTATAAGATTTACCTGCGCTTCTTACCTTAATAGTAAAGAGAGATGCTCTCTTTATACTGGTTGAAATCGTTCCAGATTGTACTGATATCTGTCGAGATTCTAATTCATGGATTTTAGAATGAGAAAGTAGTGACTGAAAATTACAAAGCCCTGCTAATTGTTGATGAACACGACTACGAAGACCAATTTCTGTTACTTCACAGTCCCTTGTATTTTTAAAAATAGCTTTAGACCTTCTCAAGAGAGGATAAAAACCTGCTCCTGGGACACCCTCTATACCTGGATCGTCCGAATCGTTGAGCCATCCATTGCCAAATTTTCCTCCTCCTGAAGCAGTGTCTTGAAGAACGGGATGTAAAACTGCCTCGGAAACTATTCCTATTCGATTGTCTATTCCACCATTGGCATCAATACACTGCAACCCAATAATTTGATCCTTGCTTTCAGTAGCTTTCCATATGGGTTCCTTCCTTGAAATAACTCTCCATACTGTTCTTCCTATTTGAAATACTTCCCCTACCTGTAAAGCATCGTCAGCAGCCTCTCTTTGTGAATCTATTTCGCTGTTTATATCATCAATTTTTACTCCTGAATCTTCTTCATAGATATTTTCATTTAGTTTCTCTGTACCAGGTCGAATGAAAAATTCAACTTTATCATCAATCTGAATACCTGAAATAATCTTTGTTACTTCATCGTTTGTGGGCTCTACTGGAGAGGCATATGTAGGGTTGTTATTTGAGTCATATCCTGTCCTCTGGTGATAAAACCTAAGGCCCATTCTGCGAGGATAATTACGTCCTGTCCCTTCTCCTATATATCTATGATGGTCATATAAGCCTTTAGGATTTCTCCATCCTGTAACTCCATGTGCATAGTCACTGGTGGGATTATCAGCATTGTGGTTGGCTCTATTTGTGTACCAACCCATCATTTTGATTCTTTGCCAAGCTAATTCCTCACTATGTTCAGGTTGATTATCTACTCCCTTCTCTTCAGGATCGATCATTGGGACATTAACCCAATTCACTCGATACGCTGATCCATTAGGAATAGGAGAAAAACAACCAAATTCAACGTTATTACTTGGGCTATAAGTAGCACTAAATCCTGTATCGTGAGCCCCTTCTATAGTGGGACACCTGAGAATTTCATCTCTTGAAGGATTAATACTTCTTATTTCATTGTCTCCATATTCAAAGTTACCCCTTAATACTCTTGAACCAGTTTGGTCTCTACTCCGTTTACACCAAAAGAAAGCAAATGAAGAGCTATAAATACTATCTAGAGGGTTATTTCCAAGGAATATTCCTGAAAGATCTGGGGCTGAGATGCCAAGTGACTCACCTTGTTCTCCTACGATAAAACCTAGTTTTACAGCTTGTTGTGTTCCCCAGGAATACATCCTTGACCATACAAGTTTTGGTGATACAAGCATCCCTCCGTTCGAATAATCTTCTCCGTTAAATTCTGCTTTGCCAAAAATTATAGGAATTGGCTCGCCGTAATTTGCTAACTCAGCTTGTGAATCAAAACCATGTGTTGGATTAAAACGACCTGCATTGTTGATATCCCCAAGATTTCGTCTTTCGATCCCTTTTGGTTGCTTTGGCTTCGGTGTTAATAAATAATTTACAGCTGTAAGTGTTACACCTACAGCAAGACTTATTAAAAAAGAACCCAGCGTAGTTGTAGGATCACAACGAATATCAGGGATATGTTCATATCCAGCAGGTCTTATTCTGCTCTTCTTTAATGCTTCAGTTACTAGATATCTATATTCTTCTTCAGTCGCACCAATAGTTTCTATAAGTTGTTTCTCGAACGGAAGCAGTGGAGCGTCGTAAATTTGCGCGTTGTAGACCACTGGACTCTCTCCATTACGGGTTCTATATAAAGAACCCCTTGGCTCCATATCACCGCGAACGCCCATGAATTTTGCGGTATAAGTAGTAAGTCTCCATCAGTGTACCTAGGGTTATGAACTCTGACGAAACTTCCATACAGTTCTCTCAAAATAGTTCTTCTGCATCCGTCATACCAAGCATGGTTGAACGGTGGTGCAACAATTCCGAGCCTATCGAAGGCGGTATAGCAGAGATGTATGCAGTCTATGGAGCCGTCGCTCCCGTCAGCGCCAAGTCGGTACTTAAGACCGATGAGATCATTGCATCCGGACACCAGAAGAAGTCGGAAGATTTCCTACAAGTTCTCGGCTGAGTTTTCGTTGAGGAACATCTCCTCCCACTGCATCCAAGACTGTACTTAAATTTAATGTAATGGTGGCATTATCCCAACCACCCGCAGTGACTTGACCGTAATAACGACTAAGTGTTGTAAAAGAAGTCTTGTCATCTGGATCGAGAATTAAAAGACGTACATAGGCCAACCATCTTTCCTCTAAGGCAGTCGTACTAATGTTTCTTGCTAACGCTCCAACATTCGTAGACTGATCTTCATCAGATGTTGAATTAGGAAGAAGAATAGAAGCTTCTGTTCCGTCTCCTGTTTTGTTAATTGTTACACCTGAAAAACCAAAAGGAACAAAAGAATAACTATCACCTTCATTTGTTACTGCTTCTGCAATGAAGAAATTTTGGAAACAATGTTTAACAGTTGTTCCACTAGTGAATTTAACGAAATTACCAACTGCTAGTTCAGCCATTAGACCCCAATCCTCCTTCTAGCAGATGAACTTGTTTGTAATGTTCTCATAGTTGCTTGTTGCCCACGTTTTGCACCTTCTGCAGCAGCTTGTTGTACTCCTGCCTGGAAGTCAGCGTAAGTGACATAAGAAACATCATTGATGACATGAGAATTGAAGGTGACATCGATTACTCCACTTGAAGCGCCTCCGGCTCCGCCTTCTCCACCGACTTCCCCGCCACCAGCAAGAACATCATCACCTCTTGCACCTCCAGAGTAGCGAGCCATCGCATCTCCCATCTTCGATTCAGGGATGACATATTCACCTTCACCACCTTCACCAATTATCGCGTCCGTTGGACCACTGACATAACCTCCTTCGGCAAAGGTTTTTGTATAATCTGTCGTCCATACAGCATCAGAATTCCACGAACTCCCTAAATTGCTGTAATTCGTATTTCCTGTATTCCCCCAAGAGCTTGTGAGTGCTCCGACTCCAGCATTAATCGCTGCATTTAAGAAGGAGCGGCCCACTGTCTGAGTAATACTTCTTAAGACATCACCAAGGCTTCTGGCTCCCGTAATTGCTGCCTCAATACTATTAACAATACCCTGTTTAATTGTTTGTGCTATTTCTAAATAAA